CCCCTGCGCAATCTAGCACGACATGCTGACTATAAATCATCTTGCATTCCTGTATCCGAATGCCGATGTCTGTGAAACCATGTTTAACTAGATTGTTCAGTTTTAACCCTGTGCAATGTTTAACCTAAATCTATGACTTTATATCAGAAGCAAGCGTTGATTGATATAAACGATTTTGATTTTTGTATCCCTTTCTTACTCTCACTTTAAATGACTCTATTGAGTTAGGTTGCGATCACCTCTTAAAGAAAAACGTTGTGAATTCGACACTCATAACGGCGAACCATATGACGTCATCCGACAACTTCATTTCTTTGAAGGTAGGCACTATGAGTAGAACTCATAGCGGTTAGTAGACTTTATATTAGCACTAGTTCTGTTGTATACAAACAAAGTAGCTCCGAATAACTCTTTGTATACGGGATTGTTTTAAAATGGCGGATTTCATCCACCGCGCAGAAAATAACTAATATAATAAATCGCTAGCCGTAGAAGGTCAATCCCTTTATGGGTGGTATTACCGGAAAACGCTATCGACGATGACAATTTCCATATATCCTGATGTCTCATATACCTGATATTATCACACAACTCGCCAACCTAGAATACTATGATCCAAATGACAGTGAAGGACACTATTTCACCTTCGAATGGATCCAAGAATATGGTATTCGCCCTCTTACAGCCACCATCATTCATTCCTGTATAGAGGAAATCATCTCCACCATACGCCGCAAGCCTAAGCGAACCTTGAAGGACCTTACTTTGATGACTTATTTGAGACAATTTGAATGTAGTCAACATTTCTGCAATTGGCGCAAAAATTGGGACGAAAACATTAAAAGTCTCAAGGAAACCCTATTGTATTATCCTATCCCTGAATTGGAAACCTTACGCTGTGCATTACTTCTTTCAGATTGGATTGGCCGCCCCGAAAGTGTCTCTATTTGTAATTTCAACCAACCCAAATGCTGGGTAACAGAACACTTCAAGATAATTGATTTTTGTGATTTCAAGATATATCGATTTAATAATATGGAC